TTCATATGCATTGCGGTCCAAGTCAGGATTTGCTCTGACACCCACCAATCTTGCTCTTGGTTCAAAGTTCTCAATTACATCTTCAACCTTCTGTGATAATACAAATGCAGTGATAGGACTCAATGGTTCGAATAGAAGTCCACGAATACCAGAACCTATCTCTGGATGAAAAGGTTTCTCATAGATGTTCGTAAGAATAAGATTTCTCACAGACCTCTTGATTGCTTGAATACCATTTACCTTTGAGATATCTTTTGAAGTATTTTTTTTACCAAAGAATAAGTCTAGGTCTTTGTATACCTGTGCATCCCTATCAAGGTTGATATTTTTGGACTGTGCATCAGGAAAAGCGGTATTTAGAGATGCTCCGTGAGCCATGAGTAATCCTTTTTATTCTATTTATACTTACACACTCGCAGTTTGTTTCATAATATACTTTTTAGGTGAACCCCATACGTCTTTCGCATTAACTCGAATGAATCTTTTGTTTGTTTCTTTGTCATTTGGGTTGGGAATAGTCAACATGACATTCTTACCCCTCAACCAAGCATCTCTTTTGTTAGATGCCGCCTGCAATAGAGTCGTATCATTACGAAGTGCATTAAGTAGTTTCTTGTTCACATTTGAACCCTGTCCCTTAGACACTTGTTGGGCCCTTTGCTTCTTTCTCTTAGCCATTAATAATCTCCTTCACTGGCCGGTATGACGTATCATACTCATCGCATAAAAGAACTTCTGATATAACTGCATCAATGTTCTCATGCCAAAAATTTAAAAACTTGTGTACTCTTGGATAGTCTGGTTTAACATCCTGCGTCTGCCATATAAACTCTTGTAGAATGTCGTGATAATCAGTCCTCCAATAAAGTATATTTAGTGTGACTATAGATTTTCTTTTTATAATCATACCTTACCTAACTTCTGTATCATAATTTGATCTGTGTTTGTATACTACCGTAAAGAGTTTCCCCTTAAATCTTCTATTAAGTCCTTTATCGGTGCGGTTATGCCCGGCGTCTTTTGGTCCTTTCATACTACTTTTAAAATAACTAAGTCTTTTCCCCTTCCCCCTAAGTATAATTGATTCTAAATCGCCGGGATGGTCATCTTCTATTGAGTATGGCGTTTGGAATATAAGTTTCTTACCCACCAAACTAGTAATCCTTGCAGCCGGCTGGAACTGTCCGAACCGACTCTTACTTTGCCAAAGTATTATTTCACCGTGAATGCCATACCTTTCTTTATACCCAAGTATCGGTTTACCATCAGCACCAATAGATGTTGTTTCATATGTGGTGACTTCATTTTCAAACAAATTATATTGTGTTATCTTTATGGTTCCATCAATTGGCACATTTTTAAGTTTCAACTCAATTTCCGTCTGTCCGTTTCCTACGTCCGCCAAATCAAAAGCGCCGAATTGATCATCGCTTGAGAAATGTTCTATTTTAAGAACTGACACATGAGTAAACCCGTCTGATTTTGACTTTGGTGCAACATTCTTCCTATCTTCTGCTTTCTCCACCTTTTTAGGCACCACCTTTGTTTCACCAGCCCCAGTGCTTATTGTTTTAACCTGTTTCTCTTCAACTACTGTGTATGCACCACTATCTTCTGACAATTCTTCTCCACCAGTTTTGAGTGGAGTTTGTGTGGCGGCTAAATCAACTTCAATTTCTTCTGTTTGTTCTGTTACTGATGCATTCTGTGTGACTTTGGATACAGTTTCCGTTTCTGGTGCAACTGCTGCCTGCAAAACGTTTGTTGCCTTCTCTGTTGCTGGTTTATCACTTCCTGCTTCCTTTTCGACATTAGGAACAACATTACAGATATTACCACCAGAGGTAATTGCAGATATACCATCACTGATTAGTGTACCCAAATCCTTACCAGCAGCCTCAAGGTCTGCACCAAACTCTTTTGTAATTGTTGCAAGAGAAGATATATATGCTGGTGTGCCTGGTATAAGTTCAGACAATGATTTGATTTCTGCCTGTAAATTTAGTTTTGGTAGTTGTGGAATCTCAATAGACTGCAATTTTGCAGTCAAAGAATTGAGTTCATTCTGTGCAGATGCAAATGCAGCGGTTGCTTCAGATGCTGCAGCGTCAATGTTAGATTCAATGTCTGCTGCAGCATCGTCCAACTTCTTGAACAAGTCATTCATTGCTGGACTTGCACCACACAGGTTTGAGTTTGCAAAATCTACCATTATCCATCTCCTACAAATACGTCAGGTGAACCAGCTGCGGTTACTGGAGCACAATGTGTACCACCATCAGAAATACAAAGATTATCCGCAGCTGCACCATCAGCGCTGTTGTTGACCACTGCCTTTCCTTCTATGAAAACATTATTTGATCCTGCCACTAGATTACCAGCACCATGACTATTGGCATCGCCGTTAACAGAAACAAGAATACTGTTTGCGAACACTGTGGATTGACCACTAACAATTGTTGTAGCTCCACACGCCCGAGCATCTCCGTGTCTATGTATTGCAACTGACATATTCTATCCTCAATCTGGGTTCAGCTGAATTTCTGAACCAACAATTGTTGCAATACCTGTAGAGGTATGGGACCATGTTGTTCCTGTGGTTGAAGTCCATGCCGTACCAACGGTTTGCGTCAGTGTTGTCTCTGGATTGATGGTCATTGCAGATGCAGATTTCACGTTTAGTGTAGAACCTGACTTGACGGATACAATACCAGAGATAGTTGACTGTGAAAGGTTACCACTTACGTCAAGCAGATAGTCTTTCGATGTTTTGATGTGAACACCACGTTCACTTTCGTTGGAGTCCATCTTCTTACCATCAACAGATAGTTTCCATTGTCCACCAACAACCTCAACACTGGACTTCTCTTTCGAAATGATTGTGTCACCACCGATACGTCCCTTTACATCGTCCTTGATGTTGTATGCGTGATTACCGATAATCTCTTCTTCGCGATTGCCACCGATAGGTTCACCAGTTGTCGGGTCAGACTTCGCACCAACCTTGATGCGTTCATTACCATGAACCTTGCGAAAGAAGTCTCCTTCGACTTCCAGTATGTAATCACCCTTGATGAGTTGACGAACAGAACCCTCTACAGTGATATTCTGTGATCCCTTGATGACAATGTTCTCACTGCCGATAACAATCTCGTAGTTGTCACCGACAATCTTTGTGACCCTGTCACCATTTGCATGTAACTCTTCAAATGTACCTGTACGGTGTTGTCGATACAGACGTTCTGCGCCTGGACTGTCATCAATCTCCATGATGTGTCCAGATTCAGTCTCTACAACATGATTGTATGGATACACACCAGAGATATAAGGGTCAATGTCTGATGCAAACCCCTTTGGATGTGGTTCTTCCCAGAACCCTCTTGTCTCTGCTTCAGCAGCGTCAGATACACTTGCAAGATTTGGTTTGGTTGCAGTAGGAATACCTGTTTTATCGTTGGGGTCTGTAGGTTCTGATGTGGGATCACCACGCAGTCTTCGTGCGCGTCTGTCTATAAGTGACTGATGACCCTCAGATGACTCGCCTCTTCCAAGGCGACTCGTATCTGGTTCACCGATATCGTGACCACTATCTCTCTCGCCTGGATATGGACCGTACACAGGATTCATCAAATAGTCCTGTTGTGTGGACCCATCAGAACGAGGATCGTTGAAACCCTCTGTGGGATTTGCTTCCTCTTCTGGTGTCCCCGGAAGAGTTCCCATAATCAATGGTTGTTGAAATTCATTGTCACGCCAGAACCCTATCACCCAAGAGCCGGGTGTCAACCAAGAAGGTGTAGTACCCAATCCTTGCATGGATGGGTCTGTAACAGGGTGCATCACATGCGCCCAAGGCAAATCAGCCGTGGGGAGTGCAACAACATCCTCAGTATGATAACCAAGGCATCGCACTCTCACACGACCAACTTGTTCTGGATCATTTCTGTCTTCGACAACGCCGACAAACCAGTTAAATCCGTCGCGTCCCATGAAATAAGAATTCTGCATGGAACTATTTATAAAGGTTAATGTAGGTCTGGATCACGTCCGAGACGTTTCTCTACGGTACTCCAGTTATACTTAAGTATTTCAAGTTTCTGATCTGGATTTTGCATCTGTAATTGATGAAGAACAGAATCTGCTTCTTCTTTATCCAGATGTTCTACCATCGTAGACACAATCTTGTACTTTTCCATGATTAACTCCTTTTTGAGATAACCAGATGCGTTCTGTCAGGCCCACAGTTAACAAAACTGTGTAGTATTGTAGTATCAACCTCATAGAGATAACCATCATCAGGGATATGAATTATTTCATTCAATGTAGGAAAAATAAAGTATGCATTTGGATTTGTTATAAGAGCCAGATGATAACGAGGAGTCATGTCCTTGTGAACAGAATATGCAGTGTAATCATTCATGTGCATAATTCTAGCACGTTCACCATTTACATCCTGTATCATATTCGCAAAAACTGTACCCTCGTATATTTCGTTTAAGATTGTGAATTCTGACGAATTCTTTATTACACGATCTTTCTTATCACGATGTTCCCCGGCTCCATCTGTGTATGGATTAACGACAAACTTGCTACTGCGTTGTAAGCAAGTCTGTCGTCTTTGTCCATATATACCAGTGCCTAAAACTTCATCACTGTCCCACAACTCATCTCCTAAACGAGACTGTATTCTATCCCACTCAACTAGACATCTATCTAGATCATAGGAATGATTTGTTTTTTTAATAGGCATGGTTAGGTATTTAGACATTTACATATAATATCAAAGAAAATAGAATAAGTCAAGGTGACTTAACAATTAAGTTCTCTTTATAGACACTTTTCAAACCAAGTGCTTCTGTATTGAACTTGACTAGATTACGAAGTGCATCTTTAGTAATGAATGTCATTAGAACGTCTCGCTGTCGATTTCCATCAACACCAATCTTCCATTCATACTTACCAACCTTCTTCTGGATATTGGCAATCGCAGTAGCATCTTTACTCATTGCAGTAAGTGCATCCTGCAACTTCTTTGCGTTAGGATTGTCTTTGCGTACCCAAAGAGCCTTTTGCATACCATCTCGAAAACTTTTTACGAGTTTATATGCATCGTAAAACTCACCACTTGGTGCAACACCATACTTATTTTTGAACAAAATCTCAAACTGCATATTAGGATAGTTTGGATCATCCATGTGTGATGCAGTATTTGCATCTAGAATACCATGTGTAAACCACACCTTAGCGTTTGGATTTGGTGCAACATGTTTTTTATATGCTGCTGGATTCTCTCTTGTGCCATTCAGTTCACCACGTTTGAATGCTAGACGCCGTTCGCCACCACTCATACCTGCTACCCAAATAACATTTTTCTTAAAACATTCAACATACTGATCCATACTCAAATCAGGTCCACACAACAACATTGTCAT